TTGCTATGGGGTCCAAGATTGGTGCTTCCAATGGGAATCGAACCCATCTTTCCGGCTTGAGAGGCCAGCGTACTAGACCGATATACGATGGAAGCAGATTGGCGCCCCTGAAGGGAATCGAACCCTCCTCACCCCGTAGACAGCGGGGTCGCTTCACCAGATGCGTACAGGACCATGTTAGATTACTCGCAGCAGGATTTGATACCTGCATACTCCCGTCCAGCAGGAGAACTTACTTGAGTTCATGCGAGTAAATTTGGTAGACCCTGCAGGGATCGAACCTGCGACCTGGAGATTAAGAGTCTCTCGCTCTACCGACTGAGCTAAGGGTCCATAGATGGTGCGGCGTAGGGGAGTTGAACCCCTCTTTCCGGCTTGAAAGGCCAGCGTACTATACCGATATACGAACGCCGCAAACTGATTGGCTCGCAGGATTGGACTCGAACCAATCTCATTCTCGGTTAACAGCCGAGCGCCATCACCTGGATGACTACCTGCGAATATATTGGTTGGCGCAGAAGGTAACGATCCTTCCACCCCTGTCTTATCAGGACAGTGCTCTACCTCTGAGCTATGCGCCAGTGATCTTGCTGGGACTCACGTGTCGTCCCGAATGCAGTCTAGTATTGCGACACACTTGTTTAAATGGGTATCTCCCACTTCGTGTAACTAGATCTAACTTTGGTGGAGAATATCGGTAACGCTCCGATCAGCCAGGCTCCGTGCAAGGGAGCCGCGGGTGCCTTGCCCATTCCCCAAATTGTGCCCCACCGTTTACTGGCGCTTGCCCTCGCTTTATTTTACATCAGTTGTGCCACGGTGGGAACAGCGGACGATGACTTGCTGGAACCGTTTATCGCGCGAACCACGGAACTCAACTTGTAGGTATTGCTCCGCGTTTTTATAGAGGTGTCGGGATCCTCTACTGGTAAGCACACCACCAGATCTAGAAACCAGTGGATAGTAGTCCAGCAACTAAATTCTCCACCTTCTTGGGACTCTTACCCCACTCTTTATAATGGTAGACCCTGCCGGGTTCGAACCGGCGACCACAAGTTTAAAAGACTCGTGCTCTTCCTACTGAGCTAAGGGTCCAAACTTTAAAACAGCGGGCTGCGTTGCTATACGTTCGTCACGTCAGACTGCCCAGGTGTTCCCGCTGCTAATTGTTTCTTCAAAAGTGTATCGTGTCGTATGGGAATTGCACCCATGTCTCAACGCGATGATGTCCTAGGCTCCTAGACGAACGACCTACAGCAATCGCGCTTACTGTAGTGATACACTTGTGAAGAAACAATCTTCATTTTAACATACCTAGCTGGAAACCACTTGTACGCCAAATTCATAGCCACGTACCAGTCTAAGACGCTTCTTATGCCAAGGGAAGCGCATCCTGTCAAACAAAAACCCTGGAGTACTTCTATTCCAGGGTTTAAAACTTCCAATGATGTTAACCATTAGTCAGTCGTAAACCCTCCCGGTATCTTCATACCAGCGATTAATAAAGGGGCTTTTCTGTTTCGTATGCATCATTGTTGAACTCTGTATTCCTTAGTGTTTTATATTTATACTACTTATTCTTTTTTGTGTCAACTGCTATTTTCTTCCCCCACGAAATAAAATTCCATAGTCTTTCGTGTGACCAGTAGATAACGGTGTTGAATACAGCAGCAAGACCTGCTACTGCTAATCCTGCACGCCAATCTCCAGTAACTACATATGTATAGGTAAAATTAACAGCAGTCAAGATAATTCTCCAACTGATAATTTTACCTATTGTTCTCCATTGTGTTTCGTAAAATGAGCTCATACGTTCATTTAGTAATCTTCCTCAGCCCAAGCGAGGATACTGACACTTTCGCTGTAGTAGCCGTTGCTGGAACCATACCAGCGCAAGGTCACGCTGCCTTTGATCGTACTGAACTTGTAGAAAGTCCAAGTCTCACTGTCAGGCACTTGCCAATAGTCCTCATCATCCTCGCTCTTATTAGCTCTAGGAACACAGTGATTGCTAACCTCCTCTGCAAGGAAGATAGGTGTACCAATTAAGTCATCCCAATCACCGATAACTTCAGCAAGGTAAACAGATTCACAACAGTCCTGCTCATGACGCATTATGAACAAAGGCTGTCCTTGCATGCCAAAGAATTCAACAGAATCATCGGTCACATCAATGCGACTAAAGGCATGCCCTTTCAGCTCACTTACTTCCACTGGATCATAACGGTCATAACCACCCACGGCAGTCTCCTATTCTGCTGCTCGATATTTGTTACCTGCTAAGATAGCAAAAGTTAGCTTGTTGTCAACCTCTTTGAAGAAGTTTGGACAAAGTTCTAAGAAGTAGTTTGTATTAACTGTCTCATAGCCTTTGCGTGTCTTACTGCGTTTAAGTGACAGCAAGTCATCGCTCATTGCGTGTTCTTTAAGTTGCAAGGCTTTCCCCCTTGCACCCCAAAAAACAAACACGGGCTTGCCTCCAGAAAGTATAGGATTGGCAATTTCGCTAAAACAAAAGTAGCCCCATATCTTGTCATGGCCTTTTTCGTTACACCATGAAGCGTAAAGTATTTGGATATTGTCCATTATGCAAACCTCATCTCAGTTCGAGTAACACCCTGCTTCTTTTGGATAAACCAAAAGAACTTGCGGGCGCTGGTCTCGTTAGCGAATTGCTTTTCGTGCTGATACTTTTGGTAGTAGGTGTAAGTCACTGTCCACATGGCATAGCCCTCATTAAACAAAGTCGTAAGCGTATTCGTTGCCGACCTTGCTAACGACTACAGCACCGAGACCCAGCCAAGCTGTGAGCTTGTGGAAGACAGCGCGAGCAGTGTCCTCAGAGCACTGAACGAACAGTGTACCGCTGAAGAAGCTAGCACTAGGGTCATTGACAAGACGCACAATGTCGAGTACATATTGCTCAAATTTGGAATTTTGCATAGTGCCTCTCCGTTGTTTATACTGTTATAATAAACTCGAACTGGGAACTGTCAACCGTTTTTTGGTTGCTTATCTTTGCGCGAATAAGCGCCTTTGCCCTTGCGAGCCCGCACAATCCTCTTGCGAAACAAGGGGTTAGCGAGTGCTTTTGCGTATGGATTCTTGCTCATTTTTGGCCCCTTTCTCTGTAACATACAGTGATTATATAGCCAATTTGGGCCCTGTCAACCCCTGATTTGTAACTGAAATTGTTACAAAAATCTGGGTACTTTGGGTTAAAATTTTGGTTGACGCATCCGCGTCCTGTGCTACTATACATCATAGCAACTGAGGAGTGACCCAATGAATCCTGTAGATTGCAATGGCCGCAGGCTTGCTGTCGGCAAATATGTCACTTACAAGGAACCTGGTTTTGGACGCGGTCGGTTGCGTTTCGGTTTGGTTTTACAACTCCGTGACAAGTCCATCAGCGTACTAGACGTCGATTGCCATAATGGTTGGGCACCTACAGGCAAGATCATTGCTTACAAGAAGCCCAGTAGCGTTATGACGATCGGTGCCACAGAATTCAAAGCACTTACCAAGTATTATAGCAACTGAGGAGCCAAATATGAGCAAGAGCGAGACACAGACTTATCTGGCATTGAGTGATCTCAACTTTGAAGGCTATGTTATTCCTAAACACACGCAAGGCGCATTGCTTCGCTATGTCTACAATCGCTACAGTCCAGGCAGTTTTGGTCGTGCTATTTTAGCAGGTAGCATGGAAGCTGCTAAATGGGCTGCTGATGTCGAGAATCGACATTGCTTGGATGAGATCAACCGTTGGATCAAGGACAAGCTGCCTGCTGAGATGCGTGGTAGCTATGAGGCTGTGGACGACTGGTGCTACGGTAAAGATTGACAACTGCTATATAGGCTGTATGCTGATAGCACAGGAGATTACACATGGCTAAGAAATCAATCATTAGAGCCGCACCTAAAAAGAAAACAGCTATTCGCACTCCTCGTATTATGGATGAAAAGTACACAGGTCCTGAACCAATTTGGACCGGCTGTGAAAATTGGACAGACGAAAAAATTCATAGAGAATGGCAGCGTGGCCTCTATTATTACAACTATCATTATGTTGTTGGAGACTTAATCAAATATGTGCGCCAATATGGCACACAGATGCTTAAATGGTCTAAAGATGATGTTGCGGCATTCAACGAAGTAGAAGATTGGCGAACAGGTATTACCGCTGCTGCAATTTGTAAGATGGTGCTCAATGGTGCGCCTTTGCGTGAAGCAAGTAATGATTTTTTGACTAAACGTATCAACGAAATTTTAGAAATGGGTCGACAGAGACAGTCTCAAAAAGTACCCGAATCTAAAATTGTAAAGTTGTCTATCCAGGATCGTATGCGTGAAAAATTCAGCGAAGTCATATGCGAAATTGAATCTTGGTATGACCTTGCAAGAGAAGGTAAGACGCTGCCTGACATGGTTTCATGGATGCGTTCCTACGCTATGCCACAGGTATTTGTAAATCAAATTGCTGATTATTTTACTCCACAAATGGAGGAACTGGAAGAAGCAATTAAACTTCGAAAGAAAAAGAATCCAACTGACATGGAAAGTCAGTTGGTAGAAGGTTATGCTCATATCACCAAAGAAAGTTATGCGCGACGTGCTGACTTTTATGAAAAACTAACTAGTGCCTTGGAAACATATGGTGCAGTTAAAAAGGCGGTACGCAAAGCCCGTGCAAAAAAGACACCTAGCAAGGAGAAGTTGGTAAAGAAAATCAAGTATTGTACTCAAGATACCAAACTTAACATTGTGAGTGTTAATCCTGTTGAAATTCTAGGTGCAAATACCCTATGGATCTATAACACTAAAACACGAAAACTGGGCAAATATGTTGCTGCTGATGACGCAGGACAATTGGGTATCAAAGGTAGCAGTTTAGTTGGATTCGATGAAAAGAAATCGATTGCAAAAACTTTGCGTAAGCCTCCTGAACAATTGAAGCAGTTTGCTAGCAGCGGAAAAGTTGCACTACGTAGCTTTATTGAAGATATTAAGGCAGTAAGTGTGCAACTCAACGGAAGATTAAATGCTGATACTGTTTTGTTAAAAGCAATAAAATGAATCAGTTCGGCTAGTGTTGTCTTAATAATAAATAATTAAAATGACAACACTAGCTGAAGCAAAAACTGAAATATTTGATTATGTACGCTATACTTTAGGCGATGGCATGATCGATATTGAATTAGATCCTGTACATTATGAAATGGCTTTAAATCAAGCTTTACTACGATATAGACAACGTAGTAGCAATAGCGTTGAAGAAAGTTATAGTTTTCTCGAACTACAACAAGATACTAACACATATACTTTGCCTAAAGAAGTTGTATCAGTTAGAAATGTTTTCAAACGAAACATTGGTGCTAACAGTGGAACAAGTAGTCAGTATGAACCATTTGAAGCTGGCTTTGTAAACTTCTATATGATCCAAAGCGGACGTGTTGGTGGATTAGCTACATATGCTTTTTATAGTATGTTCCTTAAAGAAGCTGCAAAGATGTTTGGTGGCTTTTTAAACTTCACATTTAATAATGTGACTAAGCAGTTAACAATAATGCGTCGCCCCAGAGCAGACAAAGAAACAATTCTAGTTTGGACAGAAAATTATAAGCCTGATTTAACTATTATCAGTGACACATATACTCAACCTTGGATAAGAGATTACACACTTGCACTTTGCATGAGAACTTTAGGACAAGCAAGAAGTAAGTTTAGTTCTATACCAGGGCCACAAGGTGGCACGCAATTGAACGGTACTCAGCTATTACAAGATAGTCAAGCTATGATTGACAAGCTTGAAATAGAAATTACAAGTTACATGACTGGCGAGACTCCAGCATGGTTCGTGATTGGCTAATACATGCGTTTGTATGAAGTTTCAAATCGTTATTATCATGGTAGTTGGAAAGAACTTCCTGTTGGAACTGTTCTCACACCCAGAGACGATTATGAAAACGATTGGCAAAACACTGATTTTTACTATCCTTTAGAACATTACAGACCTAAAAACATGCTGAGCCATAAACAGAGTGTGTTTATGTGTAGCAATCCTGATGATGTAGATCTAGCAGGCGGTAGCACCGAATGGTTGTTTACGGTAGAACCAATAGGCCCTGTGCAACGACATGACATGAACTGGGGAAGTGAAATCAGTATGTTGATCAGTGATGGTTATACTATAGACAGTCTAGAAGTGGCTAATGCTGCTAAAAACTATTGGGGAGGTACACCACACTACAACG